GTCACGCCGATGGTACTGCGTAACAGTGGAAGAGTAGGTAGCCGCCGTCTTGAAGAAGGCGATAGCCGATGGAGAGGAGTCAGTCCGTAAGGGGTGACTCCTTTTTCTGTTTTTATTTATTCGATTCTGATTGGATAAATAAAATAAGATGTATATATTCGCTCCCTATAACTTAATAATGTGTTGTATGGTTAAGAAGTGGATATTCCCTTTATTGATTGGGGTTTGTTTAATCAATACGTCTATGGCACAAGAAAATCCGATTTTATTATTCCCAAAAGGGGCGCCGGGAGAAACTATTAAATTAATAGAGAAAGCTGATACGGATGGTGGAAAAACCGGTGGTGAGAGTGTTTTGCGTATTACGAATGTGAGTGAGCCAACGATTACTATATATCATGCTCCGGATGAAGTGGCCTCGGGTGCCGCTATGATTGTCTGTCCCGGTGGTGGTTACAATATTTTAGCTTATGATTTGGAAGGTGATGAAGTCTGTGAATGGCTTAATAATCTTGGAATAACTGCGGTCTTACTTAAATACCGGGTTCCAAGACGGGAAGGACTGGAAAAACACGAAGTTCCTTTGCAAGATGTACAGCGTGCGATTGGTTATGTTCGAGCGAACGCTGAGAACTTGAATATAGATCCAAAGCGAATCGGTGTGATGGGATTCTCGGCTGGTGGCCATTTAGCTGCCATGGTTAGCAATAATTTTTTGAAACGTACTTATCCGGCTATTGATGCTACGGATAAAGTAAGTTGTCGTCCGGACTATTGTTTATTGGTTTATCCTGCTTATTTAGATGGAGAGAATTTCCAATTGGCACCAGAGTTAAAGGTTTCATCTGCCACACCTCCAACCATGTTAATTCAAGCGGAAGATGATAAATCTTATATCAACAGTAGTATTTTCTATTATTATGCCTTAAAGGAAGCTGGTGTTCCGGCATGGATGCATTTATATAGTCAAGGTGGCCATGGATATGGGTTACGAGATACGGGAGCGTCTGTAAATGAATGGCCGGATCGGGCTGAAGATTGGTTTCGTGAGATCGGTCTGATCGAATAGAACTCCAGATATCTTTTCTGGAGACTTGCGGAGTAGATTCTTAAATCGATTGCGCAATTTATTTATTACTAGTTTATTATTGATGGTAAACGTAGTAAAAGCGTAGTCCGGGAAAGCGTGTTCTATAGCATATCGTATCTTTGAAGTAGTGAGTTTATTGCTGTTCTCTGTTATTCGGGCTTTTTTTGAAGTAAAAAAGCTAAGTTATGAAATTCCTTAAAAGTTCAGTTTTATTTATTTCAATGGCATGTATAGTGCCTGTTTGTTCGATAGCGAGAGAAAAAAGTGAGAGAATCACAAGAGCTGAGATTGAACAGAAAAGTGCGGATGAATTTATAAATGGTCTGATGAGTCGAATGACCGTTGATGAGAAAATCGGTCAATTGAATCTTCCTAGTTATGGAAACGTAATGCCAAATCCTAAAAAGAGTGAGATAGCCAGTCGTATTGTACGAGGAGAGGTTGGTGGTATATTTAATATATTCGGTGTCGATGCGATCCGGCAGTTACAAGAAGTTGCGGTTAAAGAAAGTCGATTGGGGATTCCTATAATTGTTGGCGCTGATATTTGTAATGGTTATAAAACCGTTTTTCCCATTCCTCTAGGTCTTTCGTGTAGTTGGAAACCGGAGAATATAGAAGAGGTCGCTCGAATTTCCGCAAAGGAAGTTGGTGCTGATGGTATCTGTTGGACATATAGCCCGATGGTCGATATATCTCATGATGCCCGGTGGGGACGAGTAAAGGAAGGAGCGGGCGAGGATCCGTTTCTTGGAGGTATAATGGCTCAAGCATGGGTGCGTGGTTATCAAGGCAATGATTTATCGGCTGATACGACTCTTATGGCATGTGTAAAGCATTATGCGCTTTATGGAGCGGCCGAGGCTGGCCGGGATTATAATACGGTAGATATGAGCCGTGTGACTGCCATGAATTATTACATGCGTCCTTATCAAGCTGCTGTAGAAGCAGGAGTAGGAAGTATCATGACTTCATTCAACGAATTTGAAAGTATCCCCGCGACCGGAAATACTTGGCTTCTTAATGACGTATTGCGTAAACAATGGGGATTTAACGGCTTTGTCGTGTCTGATTTTACGGCAATAGCGGAGATGGTAAACCATGGAATAGGTAATAGTCAGGAAGTCGGAGTCAAGGCGCTAAAGGCGGGTGTCGATATGGATATGATAGCGGACTGTTATCATGCCGTATTAAAGAAATCATTGGAAGAAGGGAAAATAACAGAGGCTGAGATTGACTCTGCTTGCCGGAGAATACTAATCGCAAAATATCAATTGGGATTGTTCCATGATCCATATAAATATTGTAATCCGAAAAGAGCCGCCAAAGAGTTCTTGTCGGTAAATAATGTATCTGCGGCCCGTCGTATTGCGGCGGAGTCTTTCGTGTTACTTAAAAATGATAATAATCTGCTTCCACTTAAAGGATGTCGTAAGGTCGCTGTAGTCGGTCCTTTAGCGGATAGCAAGGCGAATATGGCTGGATCGTGGAAATATGATGAGCAGACTAAATCTTATCATGGATTGGTAGAGGATTTACAGGAATCTTTGGGAAATGGAGTAGAGGTTGTTTTTGCAAAAGGCAGCAATCTAGTCGATGATCCCGTTTATGAAGCGAACTTTACGGATCAAAATCGTTCAACCCGGGATGATAGAAGCGATGAACAATTAATCGCCGAGGCCCTAAAAGTGGTGGAAGGCGCTGATGTGATTATCGCTGCTTTGGGTGAATCGATAGATATGAGTGGAGAAGGCGCTAGTAGAGCCATCCTTGAAATGCCGCAAACGCAGAAAAAATTACTGGATGCTATCCAAAAGACAGGAAAGCCGATCGTAATGGTACTTTTTACCGGAAGACCTTTGGTATTACAATCCGAGGAAAAGCAGGTGAATGCGATCTTGAACGTATGGTTCGGTGGTACGGAAGCAGGAGCGGCTATTGCCGATGTCTTGACCGGAAAGGTTTCTCCGACAGGGAAGTTAACCATGTCTTTTCCTCGTGTAACAGGCCAATGTCCGATCTATTATAATCATAAGATGACAGGACGCCCTATGTCTCCCGATGCTTGGTACACTCGTTATGTCTCCAATTATATAGATGTGTTGAATGAGCCTCTTTATCCATTTGGTTACGGCTTGAGCTATACGACTTATACGTATGGCGATGTATCTTTGAATATGAATTCTATGGATGCAAATGGAAAAATTCAAGCATCCGTGATTGTTACCAATACCGGGGCTCAGGATGGAGAGGAAATCGTACAGCTTTATTTACGTGATATCGTACGCAGCATAACCCCTCCGGTCCAAGAATTGAAAGGATTCAAGCGAGTTGCGTTAAAAGCGGGAGAAAGCAAGAAAGTAACCTTTGATATTGATGTGGATATGTTGAAATTCTACGATTCAACCTTAGATTATGTCGCTGAGCCGGGTGAGTTTCAGGTAATGATCGGTGGAAATAGTAAAGAGGTGAAAACAGCTTCGTTTACATTAAAATAATCCTAATCGGAAGGAATCAGTTATGGGTCTTTGCTAAATTCGAAATTATATGTATCTTTGCCAAAAGAAATATTACAAAACCATGGGGATGACCGGTTTTGACAGCGGGTAGAAGTGGTTTGTAAGCATGTAGTGCGTGGTTGGCTTGCACTTAAATCTCAGACAACGAACAATTAACTGGCGAAAATAATTACGCTCTCGCTGCTTAATCGAAGTATAGTAGATTCAAGCTTAATCCCTGCAAAAGTTGCGGGGACGTGACATCACCCGGATGCTGTGGCTCCGAAGCGTTCCGATCAGGTGGTGCAGCAATATCGGAGATAGTTTGAGATAAGCCTCGGGTCTCAGGCGAAACTTTAGAGGATAAGGGATGAGTGGGTGGCTTCGGTCTTGCTCTTCCCCGACAATGAAGGCGAAGATAAACATGTAGAAAGCAAATTAATTCCTCGTTTGGACGAGAGTTCGAATCTCTCCATCTCCACAATAGCCTTGGTAATCTACTGATTGTCAAGGCTATTTTTATTGTTACACGTAAAAATACACGTAAAAGGCGTTTTTTTATAGGATTTTTGATGTCTTAATTCTCCATCGTGACAAATATAACGTTTTTCCTTCTCAACTCCCAATTATGATCAATAACATATTTTATGGATACAGTGTAGCCGTCATGTATATTATTCATTATATTTGCGGGACAGGTGCGTAACTTAAAGTTACGAAAATATGTTTTCAAATATTTTTGAGCTCAAATCCATTCGTGAGCAAAAGTACAGACTCTCTGAGCGTGAATCGGAGATCGCTAAACCTGTGTTAACCGACTTGGGCATGATCGATACCCTATATGAGTGGTTCAAGGAGATAGCCCTTGGTGGTAAAGAACTTCCAAAAGGGAATGTCTCCCAAAGGAAAAAATTCATTTTCATAATCTTATATCTTTATTCACCTACAACCTTAGCTGGTGGAAAAATGAGGGCTGGTTTAAGGGAAAAACTAGCTGAGGTATTTCCTATAAAGGAAAAATCGGTAGTATCCAACAACACTAACAATTTAGTATTTTCCTATCAACTCTATAAATATTTTCGTCAAGACGTTGAAAGGATATATAAGGAGATAATATTACGTTTGGGAAAATATCTAGAAAATAAAACACAACAACTTGGGTGATGTTGTGAATAAATAAATCTTTATTTATGATGTGCTATTGGTCATATATATCTTTGGATAACAAAATATTGAGATATGTGTGCGGCACCAAGAGGAAATCAGTTTTGGAAACTAAGGAACAAGCATGGGCGTGACAAGTTATTTGCCACGCCTGAGTTGCTATGGGAATCTGCATGTGAATATTTTGAATGGTGTGATAAGCATCCTTGGAAGGTAGTTAAGAATAAGACCAAAGGCAAGACCAAGGAAAAGGAGGAGACCCCGACGCAAAGGCCTTATAGTTTAAGCGGGTTTATGCTTTACTGTGACGCTAACGAGGCGTATTGGAGGCAATTTAAGGCTAAGAACCATAGAGATTTTTCTACGGTCATATCGCGTATAGAGAGCGTAATTGAGACTCAACAATTCGAAGGTGCGGTAGTGGGAGCGTTTAACGCAAATATTATCGCTAGGAAACTTGGATTATCCGATAAACAAGATGATCAGGGAACGAATGAGAAGGGTAGCAAGAAAATATCTGAGTGGATTAAATCTTTTTAGGAATGGTCCCGGTATTTAACATAAAACCCCAATTACCTTACAAGCCCTTGTATGAGGATGCTGATAAATTTATCATTCTTATAACGGGAGGTAGGGGCAGTGGAAAAAGTTTTAATGCCTCTACTTTTATAGAGCGACTATCTTTTGAGTCTGGGCATATAATCTTATTTTGTCGTTATACGATGGTTGCCGCTTCCATGTCAGTGATTCCGGAGTTGCAGGAGAAGATTGAGTTGGAGGGAACGGATGAGTTTTTTGATATAACTAATAAGGATATCATCAATAATTACTCAGATAGCAAAATCCTCTTTCGTGGAATAAAAACATCGTCCGGAAATCAGACGGCACGGCTCAAATCAATTAAAGGGCTTACGACCTTTGTGTGTGATGAGGCGGAGGAATGGACTTCAGAATCCGACTTCGACAAAATAATGTTGTCCATACGCCAAAAGGGGATTCAGAACCGGATTATCATAATAATGAATCCCACAGATTCCAATCATTTTATCTATAAGAAGTATATTGAGAATACTCATAAGCTGGTGGAGATAGACGGTGTGCAGGTGCAGATATCTACTCATCCAAATGTATTACATATACATACGACCTATTTGGATAATATTGATAACTTATCGCCCCAATTTCTTGGAGAGGTGAGACGAATGAAAGAGGATAATCCAGATAAATATGCTCATGTGGTTATCGGTAGATGGGCTGATGTTGCGGAAGGTGCAGTATTTAAGAAATGGGGTATCGTTAAAGATTTTCCTCAGTGGTGTAAGAAAGTGGCTATTGGGCAAGACTTTGGTTTCTCCAACGATCCATCCGCTGCGGTCAGATGCGGAATCATTGATAATAGGTTGTATGTGGATGAGCTTTTCTATGAAACGGATATGCTTTCATCTGCCATAGCTAAAAAGCTCCGCCCTTATTCATTGAAAGTATTTGCCGACTCGCAAGATCCACGTCTTATCCAAGAGATAAAGAACAGGGGGGTCAATATTTACCCAGTAGATAAGTATCCGGGATCTATTAAGGCTGGGATTGATAAGATTAAGGATATGGAGCTATTTGTCACGGAGCATTCTTATAATCTCATAAAGGAGCTTCGCAACTATGTATGGGATAAGGACAAGGATGGAAATCGTATCAATGAGCCGATAGATGATTACAATCATCTCATGGACGGAATTAGGTACTATGTGTTGGGATGTCTTTTGGGGCGTGTTTTAAAGCCTAGGGATTATTCCGGAATATTTGGACATTAAAACGTAAAATTATGACACTTGAAGAGATTTTAGCGTTAGAAGATATAGATCAGAAGATCGAGTATTTAAAGAAAGGGAGAAGAACCCCTCTCCCCGACAATAGAGAGAATATGGCCGACTGGAATCCAGATCTGCATGAGATTATAACGGATAAAGAGAAATACCCGGATATAGAAATCGTGGATGAGAAAGAGGGAAAAGCTTATAATCACGACACCGGTGAATATATGGAAATTCCAGCCAAGAAACATACTGAGCCTTGTAATCGTATATCTATTCCTCTTGAGCAGGATATAACAAATATTCAAACGGCGTTTACCGTAGGAATAGAGCCTAAAATGGACTGTGCCCCTTCTAACGATGCGGAAAAGGCACTTTTTGCGGCTATTCAGCAGACCTTGAAGAAAAACAAGATCAAGTATCAAAACAAACGGGAGGTGCGATCTTGGCTGTCGGAACAAGAATGTGCGGAATATTGGTATGTCGTGGAAGACGATTCATTTTGGACTAAGCTAAGGAATAAGATCAAGATGGTTTTTTCAGGGAACGTATTTCCTTCTTATAAATTGAGGAGTGTTATATGGTCTCCTTTCAGAGGAGATAAATTATATCCATTTTTTGATGATTCAAACGATTTGGTCGCTTTCTCAAGAGAGTATAAAAAAAAGGATTTGGATGATAATGAGATAATATGTTTCCAGACGATAACATCCACTCATGTATATCAATGGGAGAATAGTGATGCATGGCAAGAGAAGAGGGAATCATCCTTTAGACATCTATTCTCAAAACTTCCGGTAATGTATTGCTATCGTTCTGAAAATTACTGCCATAAGATCAAGCCATTGCGTGTGAGAATAGAGAAGGTTTTATCTAATTACGCCGATTGTATAGACTATCATTTCTTCCCTTACTTGATGTTGTTCGGAGACATAGAAAACTTCTCTGGGAAGAGGAAGAATCGTATGATTCAACTTACGGGACCGGGGGCTAACGCTCAATATTTAACATGGAATCAAGTCCCGGACACTGTTCGTCTAGAGCTTGAGGGACTGACTAATAGAGCCTATGATATGACCAATACACCTCGTATTTCTCCCCAAGAGTTGAAAGGTATAGGCAATGCCGTATCAGGAAAGGCTTTTAGATATATCTTTATGGGAGCTCATATGGCGGTTTCGAACCATGCGGAGATAATAGGGGAGTTTTTCCAGAGAAGGGTTAATTTTTTAGTATCAGCAATGGGAGATATCAATCCCAGTCAATTTATGAAAGCGTCACAAACAATAGACATAGATGTTGATCTGGTTCCGTATATGATCGATGATATAGATGAGAGGGTTTATACGGCTACTAATGCGATAAACGGAAAGATCTGGAGTAGGAGAGAAGGTATTTTATTTGCCGGTAATGCGGAAAGGGTGGATGAGGTACTTAAAGAAATAGAGGAAGAGAATAGCGGTGATGGTGATGATGATCATTAATTTACAACAATGAACTCATTGTTGTATACCATGCCTCTCGGTATTTTATTCTATTATATACTCCAGCTACTTTTATCCCAAAGATTTTAAACAAAATTCATACGGTATGAAAGAAAAGATTTTTCAGAGCTTAAAACAAACTTTTTCCTCGAAGTATGGTGTAAGCGAAGAGGTGCTTCAGGGGTATGCTGAGTCTTTGGCAGCAACTGGGCTTGTAAATGATGAGAACCTCGCAACTGTTATTCAGGGGCAGGAAGCAGCTTTAAGGGCTTTCCAGCAGAATTTCGATAGAGTACGAAAAGAGGGTTCGGACTATAAGAAAGAACTGGATGAACTGAAAGCTAAGGGCAATAAAACGGGAGTTAAGCCAGAAGAAAAAACAGATGAAAAGCCTGATCTCGCAAGATTGGTGGTTGAAGCGGTAAATGCTGCTGTAAAACCCCTGTCCGATAAGCTTACTCAGCTTGAGGCGGAAAAAGTTCAGGCTACACGTCAAGAGCAAGTTCTTGCTAAGGCTAAGGAGTATGGCATTCCCGAAACGCTCATCCCTATATTGAAAGTCGCACAAGATGCAGACTTGGATATTTTTATGAAAGACGCTAAGCAGACATTTGTCAATGCAGGATTAGCGGGCGTAATATCTCCGGAGATCGGTGTCTCTGAAGAGAAGAACTCTGACGATATTGCGAATCTTATCAATAAAGGTACAGAAGAGATAAAGAAACAAAGTTAAATTTTAAGGTATAAAATTATGTCGGCAGGTGTTAAGTATGATTTAAATCCGATTGAGCCTAATATGCCGGAGATGTGCCGTTATGATACGGTATATCGATATTCTGGCGGTTTTAATTTGGATATATCTAACCTATCGGGGGTTAAGAATATTCCTCCTTGTACCCCCTTGGTACTAGATTTTAAAACTAGAACGGCAAAAGTTGTCATTAACGTGACAGTAGCCGAAGAAATTATAGCTGGTGGAACTTCTTTGAAAATAAATAAGAATTCATTGGCTTACGTAGGAATGCATTTGGGAAATGGAACTAATGGTGGTACCGTAGAGGCTATTGATAAGTCGGGACTGGAATATGACACGATAACATTGGCGGCCTCACCCACATTGGCGGCTAAAAAAGATGCGGTGTTGTTTGAGGCTTCATCCGCTGCTGGAAAAACTCCTAAGGCCATGGCTATGGCACTGAATTACGCTTGGACGAAAGTTGAGGATGGGGCCACTATCACAGCCGTGGGACAAGCCTATGAGATTAGGCCTACCCGACTGATTGTCCCTATCTCGGATAAAGACAAGGAGTCATTGGGCGATAGATTTATGTTCACGTATTAAGGAAGGAGGATTTATGTATTTGACAATTCAAACATTATTGAATGACCCTAATATTGTAAAGGCGGTCATTGACAGGGTGCAAGCGCTTCGCCTAGATACTATTTTCTGGAAAAAACATCTTGATTTTGAGGAGACTAAATCTAGGGTGTTTAAGACCTATCTAGGTACGGTAACAGGCGTTACTGCGGGTTCTATTATTGATCGGAACTCAAATAAGCCATTGAGAGAGCGTAAATCCCTTGGATCAGGGTATGGGGAGGTTGCTTATTTAGGAGATCGTTATCAGATGGATAATGATCGTTTGGATATGCTACAAGAGCTTATTACCAAATTCAATACCTCAAGAACGCAAGATCAGCGAACCGTATTGGACGATATTATCGCTTATATTGTGGATGATATGAGACAGATTCTCCTTGCTCCTCATAAGCGCATGGATATCGTGGATGGTGATTTGCGCTCCGACGGAAAGGCTTCCGTAAAAGTCGATGATAATCCTCAAGGAATAGAGTTGTTGGACATGGTTTTGCCTGTTCATAAAATAACTCCTCAAACCTCGGATAAGTCTCATTTCGTAAAGTACCTTATGGATCAGGTCGTGGAGTTGAGAACTAAATTTGGAGTTTTCCTATCTATGGAGATGTCACGGAAGACATTCATTAATTCTATCGTAGGATCGTCCGATTTCGGTGAATTTTATAAGCAATCCTTCGCCCAAAAAGAAGTACAACTATCCTCTGGATTGATGTCCAGCGAGATGGCCACGACTATCTTCCAAGGTTTGGGGCTTCCTTCTATCGTTATTAATGAAGATTTGGTGGAATTACCGGATGGAGGCTTCAAGCAAGTGTTTAAGGATAACCGCATATCACTGTTCACGACACCGAAGCAAGGCAAGATGAGATGGCATACTCCGTATGAAATAACCGATCCTGTGCCGGGCAAAAGCTATACCCGTTCAGAGGGAGGTATGTATATCTCTAATGTCCGTACAGATGAGGGTCGATTTATGGAATACGGAGCGGAATGGATTCCGGAGTATACATCTCCAAATAAGATCGTGATCATTGACTTAGATACAATGAACGCTGTATGACGGTAAATGACTACATAAGACAAAGGTTCCAAGCTTTCGGTATCGATTTATCGGAAGCTGACCTTTTGGACATATGTTTGAATGCTGAGGTCAGTGGAGAGGATGAGATGTGCAAGGATTGCCATGTTAGAGTTTCTGTGGCGATCGCTAGGTTTATTCCGTCTTTACTATTGAGAGCTACATCTGTCAATGAAAGCGGGTTCTCTATGGTTTGGGATATCAATGGTGTTAAATCTTACTATTCCTTCCTTTGCAAAAAGAATGGGATAAAGGACGAGTTAAATGAAAAGGCTACGGTTAGATTGCTATGATATACGCTCCTCACATATTAGAACGAAAGGTTGTCAAGGGGTATGATCACGATGACAATGGCAATCCTGTTCCGGGAACAGGTGGTGAGTTCTGGGAGAGATTGGGACGATGTAAATGCTATGATAAGAGCGCCGATCGGGTATATACGGTAAATGGCGTAGCCTTTGATTACAAGTATCGTGTCGTGACAGATAAGATCAAGATTAATGCTGGGGATATCGTGAGAGTATTGAACCAAGATGGGAGTATCCGAGGTAGTGGCGTTGTTATCAACCCGATGCTCACGGATTATCTAAATTACGGGCAAATATGGCTGGAATAATAAAGTTAAGTTATGATTTGTCCGATGTGGATGATTTCATCTTGGAGGCCTATCGTGAGGTGTTCGCCTTTCTTGCCCAACTAGGGCAATCCGCTTATGAGACCGCCGTTCAAGAAGGTAAATATAACAATATTACCGGAAATTTGAGGAGTTCATTGGGATATGTCATATCAATGGACGGCAAGATCGTAAAGGAAGGCGGGTTTAAGAGGATAGATGGACGTGGGGAAAATTATGAGAAGGTTTTTTTCACGACCAGATCCCAAAAGACGGTCCAGTTCTGGGCTAAAGGAAAGTCCGGGGATGGAAGCGAGGGAAGTAGGCAAGGACTTAGTTACGCTAGGGATCTGGCTTCTAAGCATACAAAGGGAGTGACATTGATTGTCGTGGCGGGAATGGATTACGCCAGCTACGTGAATGATATTCATAAGCTTAACGTAATAGATACTGCCGAGGCTAAAGTAATAGCTATGTTACAATGATAGTAAGCACGGACATACAGACAATCTTATATAAGAAAGCCTTGGAGCTTGGTGTTCCCGGGGTGTACAAGGAGGATGATACGCCTACAGGTAAGCTTGAGGAGGAGAGGATTACCGTACACTCGAATTCCTCGGAGCCGGGAATTAAATGGAAGGTGGGCTTCGTTCATGTCAATATAGCCGTACCTGATCTGGACGAGAAAGGAACGCCTGATCTGGACAGGATGAATAAGCTGGAACGTATGTCCATGGAGGTGTTCAAGGACACCTCGGTGTTTGATGGCACTCCTTATACCTACGAGGTAGACACTACTAGAATTGAGGTTAACAGGGATCTTAAATGTCACTACGTTAATGTGAGAGTATTATTTAAAGTTTTAAATGTAATAGTATTGTAATATGGGAAGAACAATTTCTGCTATAGGCGTAAAAAGGATACTTTATGGGGAGCCTCTAGTTGCTGCACCCACATACGAGAGCTTGGAGACGTTATTTGCGGCTTTCAAGGATGTTCAAATCGTCCATCAAGGTACCTATGAGTATACCGAGGAGGATGGTACATTAACAGAATTCAAGGATGAGTTGACCGGCCAGACATATCGGTCATCATTCGAGGCAGGATCACAGAGCTTGAATTGGGTGATTGGGGCATATGACTTCGCTACCAAGGCCGAGCTTATGGGTGGTAAGTCCTTGGATACGGATAAGGGGTGGGAACGTGGCAACGCCGGTGAGCAACGATATAAATGTATCGTCGCTATTACCAATGATGATGTGGCTATCATTTTCCCTAAGGCGAATCTTGTGGGTCGTGGGGCTTCCACGGATGGGGCCGTTGGCTTGTCTATGTCGGCCACTCCGCTGAAATCATCCACGACAATAGCTTCAGAGTATTGGTTTGACGTGGAAGGGAAATCCTTGAAGGGTTGAATGTAATATGTCTTATAGGCACGGGGACGGCGGTATTTTCCGTTCGTCCCCTTTTTGTTTAATTCTAATTTTTTTTACGTGATATGAACAAGGGTGCTAGTTTAGTGGCTGACGCTGTCCTAGGTGAGGATTTCAAGGTCGTGGTCCTAGGAGGTAAGGCGTATAAGATAAGTCCTCCTACTATAGCGACGATTTGCAAAGGTATACAATACCTATCTCTCATTGATAAGACAACATCGGGCAAGGAGGATCTTGAAAAGGTGAGGAACGAACTGGAAAATATACTAAAGGGTTTGTCTGTGTTTGTTTTGGGGAGCGCCGATAGATATGAGGAGATCGAGGGGGCGACCCTTCATGAGCTAAGGGAGGCGTTGGAGACTGTCGTTAAATTCATATCCGCGGAGGATTTTTTCGTCTGTGCCGCCTTAGCCGAGAGCGTGGCAAGAATGGCGGCGACACCAAAGTGACAGGTAATGAGACCATGCTAGGGCAAGTGGCCACATTCATGGAATCGTTAAGATTGTCTTATGAGGACGTGGTTTATAAAATACCTTATCGAAACCTTCTGATCATGCAGAAGGATATATTGCATAGCGTTACCGGTGATTTGATCGTGGAGAGAACCGGGCGTGATTTGTTGAACCGAAAGGGAAAGGAGGGTGATTAATGGCAAAACTAAATTTCGAGGTCAATGCCGATCTACAGAAACTTATAAATCTTAGAAAAGAGGTGGAGGAGTTGAAATCCGCCTTGAAGGATTTCGATGTGTCTACAGATACCAAGGGATTTGACGATTTAAACCGGAAATACGAGGAGGCGACACGGAAACTAAAGGACTATGAGCAGCAGATGCAGAATTATCAAAGGGTAATAGAGCAGCTTAAGGTCTCTAATGGGATTATTGATGGTGCTCGTCAGGTAACAGAAGAGCTAAATAACGCTACCGATGTGTTTGTCGAGCAACAACTAAAGGTTAAAGGCCTAAGTGACGAGATCAAAAAACTCAACAAGTCTTATTTGTCTCTCTCGGATGTAGATAAAAATTCTCAGAAGGGCTCTAATATATTAACCGACCTGAAGGAGAAGACCCGGCAGCACGCTTTAGAGAACGAGGCACTGAAGAGGCTAAGGAAGGAATATTCGGACAATATCAAGATCGAGGGAGCCGCCTCGGATTCCCTTGTAGCGTTGAGAAAGCAATTGTCGTTGCTTAATGCCGAGTATGACCGCCTTTCCGCTACGGATAGGAAAGCGACCGTAGGGACTAACCTGCAAAAACAGATACAGGCCTTGAATACGGAGATCAGTTCGGCGGAACAAGCTACCGGACGATATCAACGGAACGTCGGAAATTACGCCAGTAGTTGGAACGGATTGAGCGTGTCGGTTCAACAGGTCGCACGGGAGTTGCCTTCCCTTGCTGTAGGCTGGAATACATTCTTTTTGGCTATATCCAATAACTTGCCGATGCTTGCCGATGAGCTGAAGAAAGCCGCCGCAGAGTATAAGGCGTTCAAGATGGCTGTAGCGGCAGGAAATAATGACGTGGCAAAAGTGGCTCCAGTCTGGAAGCAGTTGATAACATCTATTTTCAGTTGGCAAACGGCCTTGGTTGCGGCGATAACGCTTTTATCTGTCTATGGGAAGGATATTATCGAATGGACGAAAAAATTATTTGGAGCGGGCGAGGCTATAAAAAACACGAAGCAGCTACAAGATGATTTAAACCAATCTTTTTCTAAAAATTCAGGAGAATTAAGTAGGTTAATTATTCAGTTTAAGTCGTATCAAAGACAGTGGAAAGAACTTGCAGGTAATTTGCAAGAACAGCAGAAATTTATAGATAAGAATAAAGATGCGTTAGATTCAATGGGGGTTTCGATTAAATCTGTAAGAGATGCAGAGAATTTGTTTGTGGATAATACAGATAATTTTATAAACTCATTGAAATTGCGAGCTCAAGCTACTGCCGCTCAAGATTTAGCTGCCGAAGAATATAAAAAGGCTATCCAAAAAGAAATAGAGGCAGATAAAATTAGAGAAAAAGCAAGTGAAACTCGTAAAAAACAAGAAATTGACGCAACCGGAGTTATACAAGATACTCGTTTTGGTAATATAAAATCTCATCAACAACTAGTAGAAGATAGGGCAAAAAGTTTTGATCATGAAGCGGAAGCTGTAGATAGAGACGCACAAGCCTTGAAGCGGAATGCGGACGCTTATTTTGAACTTGGTAAGGCAAAAGAACAGGCGGCTGATGATCTTCTTTCTAGTTCAGGCATTGAAAAGTACGATAAATACGAAGAAGATAGACTTAAAAAAGCTCAACAAGAAACAGAAAAACGGAAGAAAGAGGCTGAAAAACAAAAAGAAGTACAAGAGCGTGTCAATCAGCAATTACTTGATCTTCAAAATAAGAACCAGCAATCTAGGATAAATCTTATGGAGGAAGGTTCCGATAAGCGCATCGCCCAAATAGAATATGATTACGATCGTGAAATAGAGGCTATCCGTAAGAGAGAGAAAGAGTGGCGTGAGGTTCAAGGAGGCAAACTTACGCAAGAACAAACGGTCGAGATAAAAACAGCCATTACACAGGCTCAAGCTACCCGTATGCGATCCACGCAAGAAGTAGAGAATGAGCAGATCGAGGCTCAACGTAAAGCCATGAATGATTACCTTAAGGAATATGGCACTTATCAAGACAAAAAGATGGCTCTCGCCGCCGAATACGGGCAAAAAATAGCGTTTGCCGAGACCGAGGGAGAGAAATTGATACTCGGGAAGGAATGGGATAAGCAGCTTTCCGACCTTGAGATAAAGAGTGGCAATACCGCCAATGCCATAATCGCTCTTTTCGGAGACATGAAGGACAAGACTCTAAAGGAGTTGATAGAGATATCCACCAAGGGTAAGGAGGCCTTGGAATTTCTTAAGTCCGGCGAATGGGATGAATCAAAAGGCAAGGGATTAGGCATAACGCAGGAACAATTCGATCTTTGGTCTGATATGCCTGAAATAATGGATAGGGCAGGGAAAAGCGTTGAGAGCACCAACGAGAAGGTCGATGAGTTGCGACCCGCTTTTGACAAGGTGACGGAAGGGGTGCGGCGTTTTTTTGCCGCCGGTGATGATCCTAAAAAACTGACGGAATCATTGCAGCTTATTAATGAGGGTGTAAATGAAGTTATGACCTCTGTCCAATTCTTGTCAAATACTTTTGGAAAACTAGGAGATTCTTTAGGTGGTGTTTTTAATGACATAGCGGAGGACTTGAATATGGCAATGGATGCTGTAAATTCCGCCATGCAGGGCGCTCAAGCGGGTGCGATGTTTGGCCCTATAGGAGCCGCCGCCGGTGCTGCTATTGGGGTAGTGACTTCTCTAGCGTCCTCTATCGCTAAGATCCATGACAAAAAGAACGAGAAACGTATACAGAGACTACAAGATCAGATCGATGTGTTGGATGCCTCGTGTGAGAAACTAGGCCGTTCCATAGAAAAGGCTTATTCTACGGACGCTTCTAAGCTCATAAACCAGCAAAATAAATTGCTAGAGCAGCAAAAAGTGATCATCCAACAACAGATCGAGGAGGAAAGGAACAAGAAAAAGACCGACGATGACCGGATCAAGGATTGGCAAAAGCAATTGGAGGATATCAACGCTCAATTGGAGGACAATAAGGAGAAAGCTGTAGAGGCTATAACAGGAACCGATGTCATGTCCGCTATTGACGAGTTCGCCCAAGCGTATTCAGAAGCGTGGGCTACCGGAACTGATGCGGCAGAGGCTTCGACTAAGATTGTCCAAAATTTGATCAAGACGGCTATCATTGAGTTCTTGAAGAAGAAATTATCTCCTTCCGTAGAGGAATTCATGAAGAAACTGGCCGATTATATGTCCGATGGCATAGTTTCGCCTTGGGAAGAAGCGGAGTTGAACAAGTTGAAGGAAAAGATGGACGCTGAGGCCCAGAAGGTTTTCGACACGTCAAGCAAGTATTTCCAAGAGGATAAGAATGATAAATACGAGCAGACCGCTACATCCGGAGGTTTCGAGAAGATGTCTCAAGATAGCGCTGATGAGTTAAATGGCCGTTTCACCGCCCTGCAAATGACAGGGGAGGAGATACTGTTGTTCCTGCAAGGCTCCGAGCAATTCTTGAGCCTCTTGTATATAAAGGCCAGTATGGACGTGATATCTGTAAAGATGGCCTCGTTGTATGACGTAGCGGATGAGACTAGGGCGATGATCGTCAGTATCTATATAGAGTTACAGCAGATCAATGATAATACCGCCAATACCGTGATACAATTGAAAAAAGCGGTGGATAAATTGACTAGTATAGAGACTAACACTAAAAACATGTAGTATGAATGTTGGAGATATAACGAGACGGGCCATTTCGCTAGGGGCTTGCGGTGAATCAGGCAAGGCCACTGACTGGAAGAGCCTCTGTTGGCTGTTTTTTTCCCCGCAAGGGCGGGAGTTTTGCGAGGAGAATAATTATCCCTCGTTGGATTTATTTAGAGGCATGGCTAAAAACATAGCTCCCTACGGGATATACGTGGATCGTGATCTAATTGAGCTTCACAATAAAACAAACGTAGGTGTGATAGGTAATACCGTGGCGTATTTGAGTTATGACGATAACACGAGGGTGCATAAGGTGATCTTGATGCACGGGGGCAAGGCCAAGATAGAGGCCGGTAACTACTCCGTGATATTGCTTGTCAATATCGGGGGATGCGAGGTGGAGATTATTAACGACGGAACGGCAAGGATATTATGTTAGGGGATCTATATATTAACGGGAATGACGCATGGGGCACGTATCGTGTCGCCATGGGAGAGGGTTTTATCCAGACCTTGCTAACCCCCGCGGGAAACAAGGATTTCATAGAGAACGAGAGCCGGTTGGAAAACGGGAAAAGGATCGTGTTCAATAATCCTAGGGTGGCTAGCCGGGATCTTACCCTTACGTTCAATATACACGGTGATACGCAAGAGGAATATTTGCTGAATTATAAGGCGTTCGTGGCTGTCCTTCAACAAGGCAAGGTCGTGTTGCGTGTTCCGGATCTTGGTATGACATTTACCCTTGTCCATAAGAGATCATCAAGCTTTGCCTTGGATCGTAATAGGCTGAATAGTAGGCTTTCCGTTAAGTTCGAGGAGCCTGATCCTACGTCAAGAGGATGATAAAAAGCCGTCCGGCCCTTATTGGCTAAA